TTCTCAGCGATCGCAGGTGTCGGCAAGCAGGGCGAACTGCCTGAAACCGGCAACGGCGTTGACGAACTGACCGCCGCTGACGTTGACGGCGTTATGAAATACGCACGCAAGCATGACGTTGACTACGTCACTGCCCGTGAACGGTACTGTGCAGACAAGAAAAGCGGCAAGAACACCGCTGGCTAGTTCTGTCTCACGGTGAGACAAAGAGCGTCTGTACACCAATTGAATACACCAGTGAAAGGATTCACTCATGTTCAAGGCATCTGCCAACATCGGCCCATCTCGCTTTGTTAAGCGGTCTGGCACCAACACTGTCGCAACCTGCGGAGCAGGCGAGCGAATGATTGGTGTCTCTGGCGAGGCAAGCGGTTACGCCCCTCTGCCATCACAAACTGAATACGCCGCAGCGTCCGGCGATCCTGTGACCATCTACATGGTTGGTGACGGGCTACAGGAAGACCGCCCGGTTCTTCTGATCATCGGATCTGGTGGCTGCACTCAGGGCGACCTGCTCAAGTCTGACGCATCTGGTGGTGGCGTTGTAGCCAGCACAGATAAGGACTGCTACGGAGCACTTGCATTGGAATCAGGTTCCGCTGGCGAAGCAGTTCGCGTGCGACTCCTGTTCGGATACCTCGGAGCCTAATCTGCCCAGTTGAATGGGTTTTTCTGAAACAATTGTGAAAGGATTCACAACATGACCGCTGTTCTACCGGGTGGAAATAACACCTTCGTCCCATCGCATGAAGCGAGCGGGAAACTTGTCATCGACTACAGCCGCAACGTCAAGAAATTTGACGTCAACAAGTACACTCAGATCGTCAAAGCTCCCAAGAGCATTGGCTACTACCTGAAGTGCACGATTGATGAAGGCGGTCGAATCCTCGACGACACCGCCCTTGATGCACTGTGGAACGATGGCGACAACGCACCGGGTGGCCGAGACGGCACCTCGGAGCACGAGTACAAGGCATTCCAGACGGCTCGCCGTCAGTGGGCCTTCACGATCGGTGACAAGGCTGTCGATCAGGCAACTTGGGACGTCGTCGCACAGAACGCTCAGCGTAAGGCACAGCAGGCGATGACCGCCCGCACGATGCTGGCTCTGAACGCCATGCTGACGACTGGGAACCACATTTCCAGCCACGTCGTGGATATCTCCGCAGTGTCCGGCAACACCGGCACTTGGGCAGCTTCCACCAGCAACCGTCAGGACATCAAGCGCAGCCTGAACACGGCTCGCGAACTGATTCTGGACGACACGCTGGCGGCTGTCGACATCGACGACCTGTACCTGGTGATCAACTCCACTTTGGCCCGACAGTTGGCTGAGTGTCAGGAGATCGTCGAGTACATCAAGGGTTCTCCTGATGCACTGGCACAAGTTCGGGGTGATCTGCGAACGAGCAACCAGAACTCGTTCTACGGTCTGCCTTCTCAGTTGTACGGCTTGAACCTGATCGTTGAGAAGACACGCCGCGTGACATCACGCAAGCGAGCTACTTCAACGAAGTCTCAGGTTCTGCCAACCGCAACGCCGTTCATCTGTGCCCGTCCGGGTTCACTTGAAGGCACTTACGGTGCACCATCCTTCTCGTCTCTGACCTGCTTCATGTATGAAGAAATGACAGCAGAAACGAAGAAGGACAAGGACAACCGCCGAACATCTGGCCGCGTTGTTGAGGATTACGTTTACATCCTCACTGCTCCAGAAACTGCGGTTATGTTCCAGAACGCAGTGTAATCATCAGTCTTCGGACTGTTGCACGGTGGTCAGTCGGACGCCTCCCCGGCTGACCACCTTTTCATAAAGACACCGAGTTCTTTTGAAATCTGGAAGGGTGGTGATCCTTGTCTAATGTTGCTCTGAGCCACAAACCACAACGAACACCTCAGGACGAATCCTGATGCCGACCCCAACATACGTTACAGCAACTGATCTGATTGACACGTTCGATGAGCGTGACATCCAGCAACTTGTCGTCGATGACAATAGCGATGGATCAGCGGTCGACGTGTCTGATAATCAGCGTGTTGATAAAGCCTTGTGTGCTGCTGAAGGTGAGGTCATAGCGGCACTCAGGAAAGGCGGACGCTACGAGGCGGCACAGCTTGCAGCCTTGGAGGGATCTGACCTTGAGTGGTTCAAAAGAATCATCTGCGAGATCGCGATGGTTCACTTGTTTCGACGCCGGGCCACATCAAATCCGGACGTATTGCAATTCTACGAAAACATTCGCAAGGGCTGTATTAAAGACTTGCAGGACGGAAACTCCGTCATCACGGCTGACGAGCCTGCGGCAACAGTAGCCGGGGAAGTCAGCAGCGAAGGGCCGACAATCGCAGAGTGGGACAACCTCAACCTCTGGCGTGATCGTGCTCATTACTTTCCAAGCCGAAGATATCCATAAGGAATTACCAACATGACTGGTCTGTTTTGCCCATACGTGTCCGGCCCTGTGCTGGTAAAAATCAATCTTCGAGACACGAACGGTTTCGTCAATCTTGGATACACCACAGAAGGGGTTCAGATTGAAGAAGAGTTCTTCACCAATCCAATCCACTCCGATCAATACGGTGGAACTGCTGGCCCTCCTGTCGATCGGCAGTTCATGGGCAAGAAAGCCAAAATCAGCTTATCGCTGGTTGAATACAGCATTGCTGTTGTGAAGAAGATGAGAGAAGGTCAGGCGTCCACGAACTGGTCCACAGGGGCAGCCGGAACGCTGACGAACATCGGCGGGTTGCTGTCTTGCGGCAAACGTGCGTTTCAGATTCAGTTACTTGGTGCGGCAGACGTTGCCGCAACCGCTGCTGACGCCGGGGCTGTTACGATTGCAACGACACTGAACTATCCAAACTGCTGGTACTCCGGACCTGTCCGATTCCCGATTGGGTCAAAGAATACAGTCTGGGACTTCGATATCGAAGCCATGCCGTTCACGACTGACACGAGCCAGTCTGGTGACGGAAAAACTTATCTGTTCCTTGAGAACAGTCACCTTGTGACAAACTTCGCGACCTACGCTGGTACTTCACAGTCTGTTGAAACATGATCAATCTGATACTTCGATGGTTGTTTAACCGCAACCGCTACGTGTTCAAATTCTGGAACGGCCATCGGACTGTTTACGCAGATCCGATGGTCCTCTGGAGATCACTGCAACAGCACGAAGACTTCCGCGAAGATGACTTCAAGCTGATGAAGGTCGATGCACTTCGCGAGAGGATCATCGGCAAAGTCGCAGGCGTGACACGTAGTGTGTTCGGTGTTGGCACTGTCGAAGAACGCGGGCTGACTGAACTGGAGTGTCTTGACCTGCTCAAGTCATTCATAGCGTACTCTGGATTTCAAAAAAAAAGTGGCGAGGAGAATCTGTTCTCGCCGCCATCTACGGAGCCGACAGCCTTGGGCGACTCGACCTCAGAACAGAGCACGAACGAAGATTCGGGATCTACCTGAACGCAGAGCAGGTTCAAGCCTGGCAGTCGATGGCAGTAGCACAGGGAATTGGGATCGTGTTCGGTGCACCCGGCAAAGATTTCTTCGAACAACTTTATGAGAACGAGGCGACGGTAGCCAAAGCCGTTTCCGCAGCAAAGCGAAAGGGCAAGTGAAATGGCTAGACCACTCCGCGACCCAATCGCACAATCCATTGAGGGACTGAGTCAAGCCATTACAGGCGACCGCCCACAATGGCAACAAACTATCACGCAATCGACAGAACGACTTGCTGCCAGCGTGGTCAGTGCGACCACAGAACGAGTTACTGCACCGCTAACCAATGCAATCCGCCGGACTGTCTCAACATCACGCACGCGGCCTATTGAATCGCCAGCAGTCACACGATCAGGCAACGTGACACCCGGAGCAACATTCCAGCCATTTCAGCCAAACGGCGAAGTGCCGGACCTCAATAATCCTCCATCGTGGTTCAATAGGCCACCTGCACGACAACCACTTCCGCCGTGGTGGGAAACTGCCAACCTACCAACGGTCGAGGAGAGACAGCAGTCAACCGCCGACCGTGCAGCAGAGCGGGCAGAAGAAGCACGCCGGATCGTCGAAGACATTGCCGGATCTGGTGGGGCTGGAGGAATTCCACCGGGAGGCGGACAGCCACCGGAACCGCCGGACGAGCCGGAAGACGACGATAGCATCCTGAACAGGCTTCTGGAGTTCTTCCAGCGGATGTTCGGCGTGCGTCCTGACATTGCAAACCGGAGCTTCCTCGACACACTGGCAAACAACCTGACGTCAATTCTCGGTGGAGTAATTCCACAGCCGGGAGCAGACGGACAGCGACCATCGGCAGTAGCCACGCTGATGGACACGTTTGCAGATTACTTCAACGTCCCACGAGAGACGGAAGACGCAACCCGTGAGGCTCAGGATAACCTGCGAAGATCAATCGACCGCCTGACCGAGGCAACCAATGGGGCAGCCAACGGCGGAACTGCATCACAACCGCAGACGCGATGGCAGCGGTTCAGGGGGATGTTCCGTCGAGGCAGCCGGACACGGAGGGGCGGGATTGCTACGGCAACACGCTTGGCAAACTTCATGCGGCCAGTCCTGCGAGGAATTGCTAACGTAGTTCCGTCACGGTGGAGACAAGCAGCCGGGCAGGTTGGCGTCAACATGGCAACTCAGGTTGGCGGACGGTTCGGAATACCGGCAGCAACGGCGGCACGGTTCGGGGCTGCACTTGGTCCAGCAGCGATCGGAATCGGCGTTCTGGCCTATGGACTGCCGCTCATTGGGGCAGCCATCAAAGCCACAATCTCTGGCCTGAATCGTTTGGCTGACACTGCATTGCAGACCACATTTGCACTGGCAAACTACAGCGGACTGCTGGCCCATGCTAACGCACAACTCGAAGTGAATCGAGAAATGCGGAAGTTTGACATGGCCAACAGAATGGGAGGCTTCGGGGCTGATCGTCTCGGGCAACTCAATCGGCTGGAAAATGCAATGCAGCCGTGGAAAGCTGCCGCCGGAAACGCTGGCAATCTTTGGGGCGCAATGGTTGACTCTGCCCTGTCGACTCTGTTGGAACATATCAACAGTCTCATTGCTGTCGGGATGGATCTGCAGGCGGCAATCCTTGAATGGGTTCCTGGCGATCAGGGAGAGGCCAACATGAGGAAAGCTGCCGCAAAGCTACGCAATCCAGCAGCCGATATGCCGGATCTACGTGGTGATATTGACGCTGTCTTCGGCCAAAATGCAGCAGGGATGATTGACGCGGCACGACGACTGAACGGGCCGCGTAGACCAGTGAATGGGGGCAACTGATGACAACTCAGACCATTCTGCAATACAACGGGATTCGGCTGCAGAACGTCCAGACCTTGGGCTTTGTTGAAACTCCCGTCAATGACGACGCCGGAAACTACCAGTACACGAAGACATCACTGAAAGTACTTGGCTACTTCACGATGACCGATCACAAAACGATCGGTGTATTCCCTCAGCTTTCAACGTATCCGGGCAACGGGATTGATCAGGGAGCCAGCCAGCAATTCGGAGCACTACGGAAGTTTTTACTGCAACCTCGCCGCCGACTGGTTTACTCAACACTTGCGACTGGATCAGTCGACGAGCAAGCCGACAACGGATCAGGCGTTCAACTTGACCCAGCTATTGGCGATCCGATCTTTGTCATTGAACCGCCACGATCTACCTACACAGACGCCAGCGATAACCTGAGAACTATCAACCTGCGACACGATGTGCACGGTGGGCCATTTCCCAAGGAAGCCAACGTCACACACGTAGCAAACAATCACGTCTGGCGTGTTGAGTTTACAGTCGAGTTTGCGACAACGGCACAGTGTCACGTTGATCCAACATTCATGGCGGCTGAAAGGATTTATGGCGAAAGCCTAAACCCTGAAGATCCGGCAGAAGAACAGGTCGCGTATGCACTGGAAAACGTCGAGTTCGAAAGCACGCAAAAGAAGCTCGGAATTCTCGGCCATCGGTGGTCCTGCATGGACCGGATCAGCGACAGCGGATTCACGACACGAACATACACGGGAAGCCTGACACTATCGAACCCAAACTGGAGTCCTCACGACTTCAGGGCGATCACTGTCCCGCCTGTCGTTCCGGGAATGCAGCGTAAGGCGTTCGACTACGTTTCGAGCGAAGACGGGCTAACGATCCGGTACACCGTAACTGACGAAGAGGTTGGCATCACAGCCCCTGCTCCTGCCAGAACAATAAAGATCAGCCACAACGAGGCACGGCTTGAGCATGGTGCCAAGGTGGAATTCAGTGTTCGCGTTGCGTTGACTGGAGACCGCTTTGCATCAATGTCTGACCTGATGCTGCTGGCGGCTGCAATCATTGATCAGCGGCTGTTTCTCGGAGAAGTGATTGACGCCAACAACAAGGCGGCAGTTCTCATCCGTCGATACGACTACACGACCGAGCAGGGTTCTGATCAGACTCGGATGGTTTCTCTGGTTGTCTCTGGATCTCGATTCCCAATCGAGGGCGGAGCGAATGCCATTGAGAAACGATTTATGACAATGTCTCGAAGTCTGGCATGGAGGCCAGTTCAGGACAACGTCAATCCGCTTCTATCCAACTACAACAACGTGCTGAGTCAAGGAAACAGGCCTGGGGAGCAGCCTGACACCGAGGGCGGCATTCCGGCAATCAGCATCCTTCACAACTTACTGACAACGCCATGTACTCAGGAATTCGGCACGCCTTCGTCCGTTCCAGACAGCACAACCGTTACCGAGCGAATTCGGCGTATTGACGACATCGAGGCGTCAGAGCCGAACTACGACACAGAAGGAATGTACGAAGCCTACCCGCAGGCAATCACGGTCGAGATTAACGACAACATCGCCAATGCTGACGTGACATCCACGTATAGCAGTCAGCACAAGACGTTCATGTACAGCCACTACAACATAACCAGCAGTTACGGAAACAAGGCATTGAAAGTGCCACTGCCGGTTGCCAAGACCTACGGCTACACGCTTCAGTCAAACGTCGTTGTCGGAATTGGGCCATCTCAGCCAACACGAATCATTCGGATTGAAGCTGAACGAGCCGGTGCACCACCTCGGCTACCGGACCCCGTAGCATCGTTTACAGAAACTGGAGCCTATGTCACTGGTTCTGGCTCTCCAACGGTCACAAACACGCTTATTGGCGTGACAACTAAGCATTTGAACCCAGCACCTGTGGCGGACGGACAAACGCTGATTTATACTTCCTACATGGATCTTGAGTATTCTCAGGACGCCATGCCAGAAAAACACAAGTTCTGCATTCCTGACTACATCGCTCCGACAACATCAGGCGGAACAATCGACCCGGTTACAGACACAACAAAATACTCATTTGCTCTTTCAAGTATCTTCGTATCCGGTGCACTGGAAACGACTTGGAACTCATAGGAAAGGATTCCTTCAATGGCTGACATGACCCCAACGACCGCCTTTGCACATGCTCCAGCAACGGCTGCCAAGACAACCCTACGAACTGCCGTCGATACACTGATGACAGCGATTGACACTTTCAAGACGACTGCCGACAGCGGGACGACTCAGGTCTGGACAGCGGCAGTGTCTGGAACGCCGACAGGAGGCACATACACACTGACGTTCACTGGCACTGTGGACATCGCCGCACAGACCCTGACGCTGGCCTACAACGCATCGGCTGCCACTCTGCAAACCGCCATTCGGGCACTGACCGGAACTGGATTCAGCCAAGCCACTGTTTCTGCGTCAGGATCAGGGGCAAACCTGACACACACGATCACGCTCAAGGGGATGAGGGAAGACGTTCAGTTGTCACGCTCTATTGCTGGCCTGACGGGCGGTACTCCTGCACTGGCGTTGACGGAAACAACAGCCTACGCCGCTATCCCGTACTTTTCGACTCAGTCTCAAGTCATGGTCAAGAATGCTCTTGTTGACTGGTGCGAACTATTCGCAAGTGAACTGCGAGCCTAATTGTGGGAGCAATTCGGCACACCACCAAAAAGGAAGTCCTCCAGCGGGCTAGAACTCTGCTGGAGGCTTCCAATACCAAATACAATCATCGCGTCTTCGTGATGGCTGGAGCAGATCAATTGCCAGCCAACGTGAAGGACCATGATGTGTTGACGGTATCCATTCCAGGCGGCACGTTCGATTACGCCGCACAGTCTGGCGGTGGTCAATACGTGGTTCCATATCAGGGAACTCTTGCCGTAACGCTATGGCATGTTTGCCGGACAGATAGGCAAGGCACAGACTCGAACGCCCTGCTTGCTGACGATATCGGGCTGTTCACATTGGAGCAGGATATCTTAATTGCCATGCTTGGCTCTTTACTTCCGGGGCCGGGAACATACGATCCGATCCTGACTCAATGCTGCTACGCCATAAGTGACACGGAGGCATCACGATCCGCTGACGGCGTATTCGGCAAGACTCCTGCCGGTGACATGGCTCAGGCCATGCTGACGGTTAATTTCGGAGTAGACTTTCACTGGGATCTAACAGCGGAGTAGGCTGATGACAATTTCTCTTGCATCACTGCCTCGGGCATCGGTTGAGGTTGAGCCGATCCACACGCTGCTTCAAGACCCTGACGGCAAGATTGACGAGATAATTGAGAGATATCATTCTCAAGCACTGTCACGCCTGCTCTGCCAAAACGCTGCTGTCGTGGTCAACCGTGGCAATGGCTGCATCATTCACAACTACGAGCCGACACCACCGCCAAAGATCAACCAGATTGTGATTCCAACAGGGGCCACACGCTGGAGCTATGGCCTTCTGCTTGCTGACGACGCTATCAAACAGGCTATCTACACAGCGTGCGACAATGGCTCAACGTCACTGAACCTGATTTACGGAACGCCAGTGACGGGACGCGAAGAAAGCGAACACGCAATCACATTGACCGTTAAGGTTCTCCCGCCTCGCAGACTGACCCCACACTCCGACGACGAAACGCTCAATAGCCTGTGGATCATTCCAGTTGTTGACGATCGCTATACATGGCAGTTTGCCCACACGGGAGACCTGTCTGGAACTGTATCTGACTCCGAGATTACAGCACCAGACGACGCGGCTGAACTTCTGCTTGATCAGTTGGGCGTCGACTATATCAACGTCGGCGTTAACACGGTTCACACAATTACGCCAACTTGCCTGAAGACAAACGATTACGAAAATCTGCCTATTGTTCTGGACAGTATCGCCGCTCATTATGGACAACGTCTTGTGCCAGACATCGGTAGTTATGACACCGTGGCTGGTCGATACAACGAAGTAATCTTCGAGACGCCTCCCGGAGGCAAAACCCGATGGGCCTTGATTGACGGGCTAAACTCCAAGTACGTCTACGACAATAATCTTCTCGGTAAGCTCGGGCTGCGAGAATGCACTTGGGGTGGCGGTGGCGATTCGCTCAGCACATCTGCATCTGCTGCGGACTACATCATTGGAAAGCCGTTCGTTGTTGCTGGCGGCATGATCAGTTCCTACAGCACAACAGCAATCCCGCCTCACACGCCATACGCCTCAACGCCGTCGTCAGTGGACATTCAGACGACCGATGGAACTTACGTCAATAAGGTTCCGGGATCTGAATACAAGACGATAGCAATCACGGCCATCTGGAGAACCGAGTTCAATGAATCCCCGCCAACAGGCATGGAGGATCAGATTGGACGGGATTACTTCTATCAGTTCTACAGGCAGTTCGATTACACATTCGCTGGTGTCCAGCCTTGGCAACAGGGTTACTTCGATGACTACATGGTTCTGCGTCAGACGTGGAACCCGAAGACTGGAGCTTACGACGCTTACACGAGGGTTTGCAGCCGACAACCAAACCTGACCGGAGAATGGGTCAAGCAGCAAGGGAGAAAGCTAAAGGGTGTCCTTGCTACAGACTTATCTGCACCAGCCACAACCCTTGCGGCTGCAACATCCTGCACAGTTCGTGTTATTAGAGATCACGAAGATGGAACACGCGAAGTGACAGATGAAGAAAAAACTGTGTTCAATGATGACCCAACAGTCTCTGGAGACTCTGGCACTTATTGCAGAATTGAAGAGATTAGCGGAAAGTGGTGGATTTATTACCTGTCATGTGAATCACAATCAGTACTTGAGGCCGAGCTATAATGGTTGGCCCAAAGCAAAAAGCCTGCAATTGCCACTGCGAACAACCGTTTCCAGACTGCTTCGGTTGTCTCGTCTTAGAGCTTGAAATCCCTACGGCATGGCAAATGGACTTCCCATCGCCAATGTCCTATTTGGGAGCTACAACGGGATCATGTTCGTGGCTGTCGGCAGAATACAATGAGGGGCTTGGGTCATACCCAAAACTACAGGACTCTTACGACCATTCGTTCACGTTTCCAGATATCTCAACGCTTGGCGATGCAACACCTCTTGAGATTGATGATGCACCAGTGACATCCCCATTCTACACGCCGTTTGTAGAGTGCGTTTGGGCAAGCGGAGACTACGAGTTCTACGAAAGAGGATTTCACACCTCACGTCGTAATGACTTTGGAACCGGGTGTGACGCGGCGGCGTTTATGAACACTCCCTATTCTGGCTTGAATGCTTGGGAGTACAAAAATCCGACAGGTTGGATTACACCGCCTTCATTCAGCGGAAACAGAACACGAACAAGTCACCCAATAACAGACGCAAGGTGCGGAACAGTTGCCGCTGGCTGTGTCGCTGACCCGTGGGTCTGTAGCACGGGCGTGACGGGGAGCTTTGCGACACTTCAGGTTGTGGACCGCTCTGGTATCAAATACTTCGTCGTTAATGTTTACTGGTATCCGCTGCTGTACACACTGTATCTTAATCGCAGAAAATCTAGCGCCATCGCGACATGGAAACCAAACAAAGGATTCAACGCGGAATACGGAGCGATCTTCTACATACCGTCAACGCTACATGGGACGCCAACTTGCCCGCCATCAGTGTACCCATACGCAACAAGCCTTAGTAATCTTGGGTCTGGACTAATGTTGAGGTACGAAAAGATGATAAACTGTTCAACAGATTTCGACGGAACTCCGGTTACACTAACACTAGCTGAAAACTACAAACAGACAGCATCCGCAACGCAAACAAAGTGCGAGGCAGTTGGGATCACTTCAGTTCCATCAACCATTGAGATAACGCCAATCTGATGGCCAGATCCTGTCAGCATCATTCTGAGTATCTTCACGACGGAACAATATCCTGTAAAACACTAGGAATTGTGCCTGCAGTATCATGTTCTGGATGCAGTCTATTCAGCCCACAAACAGAGAAGAGGCTACCACGCAAGCGGTCGATTATTGAGGATATGCCAGCGGCTAAGCAGCCTTGTCGATACCTGGGATCGAAGCGTAAGTGCTGTGCGGATATGTACATCTGCCGTCAAGCACCAGACACAAATTGCTTACTCACAGGCGCTTCACCGGGGCTAAGAACGTGCGATTCCTGTGAGTTTTATAGTCCAATAGATCACCCAGCCTATGAAGCAATGATCCATGCCAATACTCCGCAGCCGGACCCGTTCACAAGCTCGCCAGTACTGCATCTTGGCGTTCACCTCTGGCCAATCAAGCGTAGGTGGGATTGGCACGCTGAGAAATTAAACGAGATCGCAGCAGCAATTAATGGCCGATGTGTAGCCTGCGTGGCAATTGACGAATCGACTGACAGCATCGAAAAGGTCAGGTCTCTACTTTCAGACAAATTCGAGATCGTTGAACTGAACAACAACGAGGAAGGCGAAAACGATTCATTCAGGCTGTTTCAGAAAATCATCCCGAACGGACAAAATGACATCTTCCTTTACTGCCACGGCAAGGGCGTCAGAAAACACACATACAAATCCGATGCTGTCAGGCTGTGGACGGAGATCATGTACGAGACCGTCCTGCTTAATCATGATGCAATAATCAACAAGCTGGAATCAGGTCACAAAATGTTTGGTTCATTCCGGGCCTTCGGAGATGAACCTTTGAACCCAATAAACCAATGGCACTACAGCGGAACATTCTTTGCGGTCAGGGCAAAGCACCTGCCAGAAAAGTCTGTTAAGGCTGACTACGGAGGTGTTGAAGCATGGCCCGGAGATCACTTTCGGCCAGAAGAGTGCTGGTGTGAATTCGGTGAAAACACGTACGTGTTAGGTCAGTATCAACTAGCGTCCTGGTACCCGAAACGAGTGGACTCCCAAATGCAGTGGGAAGCCGATCGCCTTGGCGGCCCACGATGCGAACAACACAAGCGGGAGCTTGACTGGTTTATTTCACATCTCAAGGACACGGATAGAATACTCATTATTGGGTCCAAGCATGGAGGGCTTGAATGCCAGATCAAAACTCGGATTCCGTCAGCCCAAACTGTTTCTATCGACATCTCTCCGACGCCAGATAACGCGGAGCAGTGCATTGTTGGCGACAGCAAAGACCAGAACGTACGATCACTCGCGGAAAAGAAAGGGCCGTTTGACGTAGTCTTCATTGATGGAGACCATTCATTGGCTGGAGTCCGTTCAGACTGGGAATGGAGTAAGACACTAAAGCCGCGATTGATAGCGTTTCATGACATTGCAGACACTGTGAAACACCGAAACGAGGGTTGTTTCGTACACCAACTCTGGAAGGAATTAAAGTCCTCCACACTAACCACAAAAGAGATGATTGTTGGTTGTGGATGGGGTGGAATAGGAATCGTAAAACTATGACTCCAGCCCCATGTATCCACCGTGGATCACAGAGACGAATCGGCTGTTGCGGAGGCAAGGCTATCAGTCGTTACGTCTGCCGTAAGATAATGCAGCCGGACGGATGCACGCCAAAAGACTGCATCCCCACCGAACGAGTCAACATTGCCATTAAAGACGCCAGCCCTTCTGCGTTGCACGATAAATGGGACGAAATGATCCAAGTTTGCGAAAAATGCCCACTTTACGAGGCAAAATAACCTGCCTGCCTCTGGTAACGTGCTGACAAATTCCCGACAATATCGCGGCTACGGATAGCCCCTGAACTCATGGAAGAGTCACGCAGATGGTCCACGCCAACCCGAACGACTTTGCTGTCATGCTCAACCCGCAGTCCAAGAACGCGGAGAACGTGGGCAAATGGATCTCTGAGCACATGGACGCTCGAACCGATCCAGCCAGCAAAACGCCGGGTGCACCACCGCTCTACGGACAAGACGCTGTTCCGCACTTGCTGACGTACCAGTCGATCGTAGGCAGCTTCTCCCGTGCGTATGTCAATCCCGATGAAGCAATGCGGGATTCGATCGAGAACGCCCACCTGATGGAGAAGGACGTCGGACTGCTGGAATCCGTCGAATGCCGCCAACGATTAACTGCCCTGTTAGATTGGGAGATTAAGCCGGAAGACGAGAAGTGCCAGTACCAAGTCAGCCTGGCTCAGGAACTCCAGCGAATCATCAGCCGCATCCGGAACTTCACCAAGTATCGCATGTGGTTGATGAAGGCGATCTGGTCCGGCAGGTCCGGCATTCAGCACAAGTACGGCTACACTCGCGTCAATGGCGCAATGCGAATGATGCCGACGCCGCTTCATCGGGACCATAACGGCTGGATGCCAATCAACGGCGACAAGCTGGTTTTTCGCTACGAAGACGGTTGGATGGACTCCGACGAAGGAGCATACCCGCACCAGATGGGTATCCGCGTCGGGACTAACCCCGGCAAGGGAAAGATGAGGATTCACCGGGATTACAAGCTGGAGCCAGTCTCTGACGGCCTTGCGTTGTTCCTGAAGCCCTACGAGCGTGACACTTTTTGCGTTCACAAGCATTTCATTGAAGACGCCGACTTCCATCACAGTTACTTCGCAGGTTCTGTGCATGGGATCGGCATTCGGTCCAAAATCTATTGGGAATGGTTCCTCAAGCAGGAAGCCTTTGCATTCCTGATGCAGTACCTCGAACGCTCAGCGGGCGGTATTGAGGTCTGGACCTACCCGATGGGAGATCCGAAGGCACTGGCTGCAACTCAGGCAGCCGCCAAGGAGAAGATGGCCAACGGACGGAATATCGTATTCTTCCCAAAGCCGATGGGTGACGACTCTGAATCGTACAAGTTCGAGGTAATCGAGCCGGGTGCGATGGGGCTGGACATCATGCAGAACATCATCGAAAACTATTTCGGTGGTCGTCTGAAACGCTACATCCTCGGGCAGGAGCTTTCGACAGAGGCCAAAGCTACCGGTATGGGTTCCGGCGTTGCTGAAGCCCACATGGACACACTCAGCCAGATCGTCCAGTTCGACGCCAGCAACCTTGAAGAGACTCTGACTCATGAACTGGTCAGGTACATCCAGCAGTTGAACTTCCCTGAAACAATGGGATGGCACATGCGGATGAGTCTGAAGACAAAGGACGACAAGACGCAGGAACGTCTGGAAGCACTCAGCGCGGCCTACCAGATGGGAGCCAGTATTGCTGAATCTGAGGTGTTCAAAACCCTCGGACTATCTGCCCCGACAAGTGGGGAGAAAGTGCTTTCCATGCAGTCTCAGCAGCCCGCTATGGGTATGCCAGGAATGCCCGGAATGCCGCCAATGGGTGGTAATCCCGATGGGGACAATTCGGGGCTGGATATGCCTCAAGGTGGGGGTGATTTTCCCGATGGGGAAAACGAGGATGACGGCGAGCAAGATCCTGTCGATTTGATCCGGTCGCTGATGGAGCAGTATGCCCAGCAGATCGAGCGTGAACGCTACGGAACACAGGGCATGTTCAAGTGGGATGAGACTCTGCACCCCCGTGAAACATCAACGGACATGGTTCACAAGGCCGGTCAGTTCACATCCAAAAAGACTGCCCCGCAGCAAAAGAGCCTTTTCGAAGGCGTGACACCAGCGGCGAGACAGTCCAGCCGATTCTCTGGCAAGCCACGTTCTGGCCGTAAAGCACTGAACGACCGAATTCGCAGCCTGTTTGCCGAGCACGCCGAGAACCGCCAGAAGCAGTTGAGCTTTGACGATCCGGTTGAAACTCCGGCCCCAGTTCCGGAGCCAAAACCCGTGTCTCACCGTGAGACAGAGACACCAAAGGCGGAAAACACTGAGAAAACGCCGATTCCGTCACCGGAGCCAAGTCCAAAACCTCAGCGAGAACTCTCAGATCAAGAAGAGTCTTTGCGTGAGTACGCCGAGAACTTTGCCAATGTCTCAGCAGATCCCCAGAAGGCAACAAGCCGGAATCTTCACCGAGCAACAGGATTCATTCGTGGAGAGATCAAGCACCACGGCAGACGCCTTGAGGATGGCCGGATCAATCAGGATCAGCACGACGGGCTTGTGAGTAGCTTGAAGGCTGAACATGACTGGTACGACGACATCTTGCGTCAACGCGGAGACTTGGCAGGCGGCGGCCCATACTCTGACGAGAAGAAACCCCAATCCCGACAGGAGACCCGACAACCTGACGGGAACCCGCCGAAACGCCGGATGATGGGAGCCAATCCCGACAGTATGAAAGCGGTTGCACAACCAGCCGCCCCACCTGTCCAGCCTAAGCCACAGCCTGCACCGCCAACACAAGCTGATCCACCAAGTGTGGAAACAGTACCGCAGCCGAATAACCAACCGGCTGTAGCCGCACAACCTGTCGGCACTTCTGAACAAGTGCCGACAAGCAGTAACGCTGAACCTGCCTCTGGCGACGTATCAAAGCGTAATCAGTTGGTGACGGACAATTTCCATCTCGTGGCTCAGACTGTTCGCATGATGCAGAAACAGGGATGGGCTACCCGTGACTCCGACGCTGCCGAATCAGCCGCTATGGACGGACTGATGAAGGCTGCCGAGAAATGGGACGGATCAACCGACTTTGCGACATACGCCAAGAACGGCATGGCTCAGGCAATCAAGAACCTGAACCGCCGCAAGATGGACAAGATCACCAGCAATCAGTCAGGCGATGACGAAACTGATCCACTGGCTAACGTCGCTGGTCGCAGTTCTGAACCGGACTACGGAGACGACGAACGGGCTAAACTCGACAAGGCTATCAGCAGTCTTGGTAACGAGCAGGATCAGTGGCTAGTTAAAGCGTGGTTCTCAGGTGAAGACGAAGACGGAAATACCGTCAATCAGTCTCAAGCGGCTGAAGCCTATAACGGCAAGTTCGGGCAGAACCTGACACGTCAAGCAATTGGCTACCGTGCAACTCAACTGCTGAAGAAACTCCAGTCTCAACTTGCCAGTGATCCAGACCAGTACGCGGCAGTCCGAAACATGATCATCCGCTACTACCGCCGTGAGATCATTGGGCTTCAGAAAGAACGCTACGAGCGACGTCAGGACCGCACGATCCGGGAAGCGGCTGAGTACACGGAA